ATAGTCTTTAACGGCACAAGGAAGTTTTTGTACAGCACCGTTATAAATGTGAAACCCTTGCTTAGACATAAAAATAACTCCAGCAGGAGTATTTGCCATTGCTTTTGGTGCTAACAAACCAACACCTTCGTTAATTAGATTTAATGAGAAAGTCAGTGGTGGACCTACAAACTGCATAGAGTAAAGGGATGTATCAGTCCATATAAGAACCTCTTGCCTCGACTTCATTCCGCCAACAATTTGTGATCCGCTAGAAAGTCTTACAGAGCCAGCAGTATTGGTTGATAATGGCTCAAAATCTAATGCATTTTCCTGATCAGAGAAAGCAACCAACATAGGATCTATAGAACCTGTTCTTGCACCGCCTGATATTGGATCAGCTCCTAATACTATTAAATGTCTGTCGGTCTCTGAGGTAATGACTTGTAGACCAAGTGTAGGCACAAGGTTTGCACCCGATAATCCTGAAAGCTCTTGTGCTCTTGTGGATAAACCATTTGATTCATCCCAATAATAAATTCCACCGCCTCTTGGATTGATAACAAGATCCTCGCCAAAGTTATCGTGTGTCCAAAGCCTTAATTGGTTGGCAGCATTTAATGAAGAAGAAGATCCCCAAGCACCAGCACCAAAAGTATTGATACCCCAGCCCGTTGATTGCACATAATCATCTAAGCCAACATTAATTTGATATTGCCCAATAACGCTTGCCCCACCGTTACCAGTGTCGGATGCATTTGCAGTAACTGTAACGCCTGAAGTGTCTTTAGCAATAATGTTGTACGAATCTGCATCTACAATAAAATCTATTTGATATTCTTGGTTTAAAACATTGGCTGTAATTAAACCGCCTAATGATACCGCACCCGAAAAAGTAACAAAATCGTTGTTCTCAGCCCCGTGAGCCGTATCTGAAACTAAAATAGTGGAAGAGCCATCAGTTGCTGTAAAGGTTACATCGCCAGCTGCTGTAGTAGATCTTATAGGCGTAATATCGTTTAAAACAGAACCACTTTCAATGTAGTATTTATATGTAGTTCCTAAACCTAAATATTTCGTTCCGTCTAATGCAATCCAAGAATGAAGTGCTCTGCCTATACCTAAAAAAGCTGTTTCAACGGATTTAATCCATCCGCCTATTTTTTCTGCTACGCCTTTTCTAAATCTGACAAAATTAGCATCAACCCAACCACCCTCTTCAGAGTAATCGGTATTCTCTTTGTTGATTCCAGCTTTAAACTTAAAACTTGCTAATGGCATAGATAGTTCCTAATTAATAACACCAAGTTTACCACATTGCTGTAGTTTGCTTGGTGTAGTAAAGCTATCTGTTAAGCAAGTCTTATAATTGCACCAGTTGCTGTTGGGCTAGGGAAAACAATTGTAAAGTCACCAGCTGTAGATGTTTTTGCACCACCAAAACTAATAGCAGCAACTGCTGGATCACCAGCCTCCGTGTCGTTAAATATTAAACATCCACTTGCAGTAATAGTTGCAGTCGCAAAAGTTTCGTCTGCAAAGTCACAAACCGCAGTTGTTCCTGTTGAAGTTGGTGTAACACTTGATAACGCTTGTCCTTTAGCTGAATAACCAGTTCCTGAAACTTCTCCAGTTGTGGTATATGCAGTAGTACCAGCACCAAGAGATGCGGTAGCACCAGCATACAGTGCTATATTAAAAGTATCGCCAGTTCCATTAGTAAAATCGTGAACACCTTTTAAAAGCTCCACTTTAAAACTTGTACAAATTGCACTTGTAATTGCCATTTATAACTCCTTCATTATTTTAGCTAAATCTTCGTGCCCCTGACTTCTAAGTTTGTTAGACATAGTCACTCTGTTAGAACGGATAGCACTGTTCATATAAGACAATATAATAGCATATATTTTTTTTCTAAACGCTAATGCTTGTTGCCTCACATGGTCGGGGGCTTCTTCAGATATCCCGCAAATTCTATTGGTCGCTTGTTCAGCCCAAAATTCAGGATCGTGTCCTTTATTATTAGTGGTATGAACTTCAATGTTACCTAAATTAAATAATGTTTGTTCGGTTAGTTTCATCCTTTGTATGGCTCGGGTGGTTTGACGGGTTCTACTTGCAAGTTTATTTTCTTTTCCTGCATAGCTTTTTTCATGTTTGAATATTTAGTTACCAACCATTTGCCATCGTGTGGCACCGCAACCATAGGATCGGGTAATCTATGATAACCGTATAATCTTTCATAAATTGGTACATCGGAATCTAATAAAGATGATTTTTGGCTACACCCAATCTCAATTCCATTTTCTAAACATTTTGATATCCAAAATTCTACACATGCTCTGCCAGCCTCAGCAGCGTGTAAATTTTTAGAATAAGAGAAATCTAAGCCAAACATATCTATCTTGCCAACCTTACACCAATAAGCAAAAGCTATGGTAAAGGCAACAGTAGTGTTCATGTATGCACACTTGGTTGCATTGCAGACTTCTTCTAGCGGGTAAAGCACTGCATTTGGAACCCTAGAGTCTTTTTCGCATGTATATATAGGAACTTTGCACTTAGGCAAAAATCTACGCATAACATCGGTTTGAAGCCCAGCATCATCTGAGTCTAAAAACCTAGATGCTGGATCTAACATAAATACTCTATCGCATGGATAAACAGAGCCTGCTGCATTAATACACCATGTCTCATCGTATTTTATTGAGTTTTGTATAGAAATTGCATAATCGACCTGAGATCCACCCAAGCCAATAATGGCAACTTTCTTACCTTCTAAAGATTTTATTGGTTTCATTAACTGACATCTATCCTCACACTATCGTATCTGTATTCGTCTCTCGTTAAACGACCTTCGGAAAGGTTCTTAGCTCTTAGTATAGCTTCTTTGAAACGATTTTCAAAGGATGCAATGTCAGCTTGCGGTTCTTTAAGAAATACGGCTCCCTCAACCAAAGCACCATATAAAAGTGCATCGGGATATTCTGTGGATAAAAATGTAGTTCCACCATCTGCTCCAGCTGTTAATGATGCTGGTTTGTGTAAGTAATGAAGCTCTACCGTGTAATCGGAATCAGGCACTGGTATTACTTCAAAAGAGTTGTTGTCAAACTGTGTGTAATATCTTGGTCTGCCCGTTGCTGTAGTAGATGTTTGAAATTGTTTTGAAAAAGATGGGTGTTTAAATTCTAAATAGTGATAAACGCCACTATCTATGACAGCTAAACTGAATGGTGCATAATAATCAGTGGGGGTTGTTAAAAATCTATTTGATGTTGAAACATTACCTGTAACATTTTTTCTTTGCTCAGGCAATTGAACTAGTTTAAATATTCGTTCCTCAGATTCTTGAATAAAATTATCAAGGTTATTCACAAAAGTAGTTTCACTTGATTCTAAATAATCTTGAATAGCTGTTTTTAATGTTCCGTAAGTAAAACTCATGATGTTGTTATTGTAACGGATCCTAGTCCTAAAGTTATTTTATATGTCTGCAATTCGGTTCCAATAATTCCGTCACCGTAATTTGTATAAACCACAAAACCATTATTGTCGTCTGATTCCTGTGGTCTTGGATTTTTTAATGCTTGAGGATCTTGTACTTGCTTAACGGGTGTTAATTGCGGGTGTTTAGGTGACCATTGATCAGGTCCAACTAAAAGACCATCCCAAGTCCTTTTCATTTCTCTCAGACGGTATCTAAAACCAGTTATGTCACATATACCGTATGCTTTTGTTGCTTTTGCGTATTGAGCCATTATGGAACATTGTAACCTGTTAAGTCAGGGCTAATTCTAAACGAAGCTCTTTCTTCGTCTTGAGACATAGCTCTGAGAAATTCTTCTTCATATAATTGTTTGAGTAATCCCGTTCTTTCGGGTGCTCTTTTTAATGATAGATAATAAGCTAAACCCGCTGCTAAACACGGATAAAATCTAAATGGCATTTCTAATGTATTGGTAGCAGCATCCGCATCATCCATTCTTGATAATACATTTAAGTAAACAGTGTACTCGCTAGATTTATCAGGTGCTGGATAAACTGTAATAGAGGGAGACAATCCTTTATCAACAAAATATTGATTTGGTTTTCCAGTAGATGACTTATCAGGAACATTTGCATATTCTGATCTGCTAATCCTTGTTAAAGGCAAATCAACCGTAGATCCGCTAGTAGTTTGCCTAATGTAAGCATCTAACACATCTATGGTTGCAGTTGAGTCTATAGAATCAATAGTATAAGTAACGGTATTCTGAACCATTGCTAATGACTTTTGAGCTATTGTCCATTGGTTGAGACCTCTGTTTGCCCACTCGGCTAATAGCAAATTAAGACTTCTCTGTGCTGTCTTAAGATCGTACCCTGTTCTGAGTTCTAATCCGCATCTTTCAAATGCTTCTTCAATAAACTCAACTACATCGGGCTCAAAGTTTTTGCTATTAGATGTAGCCATTTATTATTTACCGTAAAGACCTTTGCCTTTATTCTTGGATGGAGACATGCTCATGCCCATCTTAATGCCTCTTTTTGATAATGGATCTCCGCCATTCATCATTTTAACAACGCCAGCTCTGCCACCCATTTTTTTTGCAACTATTTCCTTATCTTTATTAGAAATATTTTTACCAGCTTTGCCAATCATTTGTTTTGTTCGTTCTTTTGAAATTCGTGGCGAAGTTGCTTTGAATATTTCCATTTCTTTGTTAGAAATAACTTTGCCACCCATTTTCTTTTTCTGGGGAGCCATTTTTTGAGCAGCTTTGGCAGTTTTAACTCTTTCAAGTGCTTTTTTTAATTCTGTTGAAGATGGCTTAGAATCAAACCCAAACTTATACATTTTGCCGTCTACTTCGACATCGTACATTTTTTCTTTTTTAGCTGATCCGCCAACCTTCATTTTTTTCATACCAGCTCTTCCGCCAGCCATCATCATTTTACTTTTTTTTCCGTGTTTCATTTTGTATTTGTCTCCG